ATCTATTAGCGGCGAAAGAATTATGGCCAGACTTAGAGAAGTTTTCCTTAGAATTTCAATTTTTAAAATTTCCTGAAACCCCAATCATAGAGATAACTGCGACTGACGACGAGCTGGAAGGCTTTAAATATTATCTTGAGCACGTTTATGCTATCATAAATAATTTTTCAGAAGAAGATGCTCACAGAAACTTTTCAAAAAACAACCCTTGGCCGAAAGACGACGAAGGTTTCAAAGGACCACTCGCTTGTGGTTACGGCAAGTATCCCGGTCATATCAAACCGAAAACAGGATTGCCATATTGGGTATGTGACCATAAATGGGCTTACGATTACTGGGTGCTGCTAGACGAGGGCGGAAAAGTTATAAAGGCAGTAAAGGACGAAAAGAAGTTGGAAGGCTTGGAGGGCATAGTAGAGAAGCGTCACTACGAGGGATGCCCTGTACATCAACCAGACTGGAACCTAAAAAAGCAAGACATAGCAAAAGGTAAGCCAGTTGCCGATGTGGGTGATGATGTGGGCAAAGCAAAAATCGTAGACAATTTTGATTTTTAGTCCTTGACAGGCTACCAAAATCTTGCTATCATTATAGGAGCATGAACATTAAGCATATTAAAAACGGTAGCCTCTACAAAGAGGAAAATTCAAACAAAGTATGGCGCGTTCGCTCCAAAGCTAATACTTCGAGCGTATGGGTAACACACCACAGCAACAAGCCAGAGCTAGTCAAAGCTTCGGATTTGGTTGAAGCCTCAAACGAAGAATGCGAATCTTATCTCGATTAGATGATTCCACTATTCAAATCTCAATATTCTCTGGGGAGGAGTATCCTTACTTTAGACTCCCCAGAGTCTATTGTGGAAGATGGCCCGAATTCAATTGTGGATTTAGCCATAAAGAACAATCTAGAGGAAGTTTTTTTAGTTGATGATTCCATGTCTGGTTTCCTTCAGGCTTACAAAAATCTAACAGAAAATAATATTAAATTAATTTTTGGCTTACGCATAACGATATGTGCTGACATGCACGAAAAAAGCGAGGGAGAGAAGTCAAAATCAAGCAAGTATGTAATTTTCGCAAAAAACACAGACGGTTATAATAGGCTAATCAAGATTTCTACTTTGGCGGCAAGGGAAGGGTTTTATTATG